ATGATCTAACCAAAGAGATCATCAAGGATGTAGTCGGTCAAAAGATCTACTACTACTCTATATCTGCAGCTAAAACCAAGATCAGTACGCTTTATGATGAGGCACCAGAAAAGATCTTTGAGACCCCACTCGAGATCGGGTGCCTGGTCGACTACCAAGAGCCTACGTTCCAGACTAACAAATACGGACCTGAGAAGACTCAAAATATCCACGTGTTCATCCAGTCAAGAGATTTACTGGATAAAGAAATTAATATTCTCGTAGGAGACTTTTTTACGTACGGAACAGTCATATTTGAAATAACTTCTGTGACGACGACAAGAAATCTTTTTGGTCAAATTGAGCACAGTGACGGAATCAAGATTATTGGCAAGCAAAGTCGCAAGCAGGTTTTCTTCACCAAGGTGCTTGGACCAACAGACGAGGAATACTCAGATCCTGATGCTGTGCAAGATACATTTGTTCAGCAACGTGGGTTTAAAGATAATGAGCTTGGGCCTACAGGTGATGTTCGATCATTGAGAGAAAAAGGTGTGCTTACTGATCCTATCACAGGACCTAAGCAGGTCTCTGAAAAGGGTGATCCTCAGGATGTGGGATCTGCCTTCTATGATGAGTAAATAAAATGACTGTAAGGCAATCAATTACGAATCCGGCTCTCAATCCTGCGAATAAGCAGGATAGAATTAATTCTGGGCTAGAGGGACAAAACATTCCTGATGATTTTTATCTTCCTCCATGCGGGCTAGAGGATATCGATCGAGCGCTCTTTGACCTCTTTGACAAAGAAATACAGTTTGCTATTACGCAAAATAATGAAACTAGAAAAGTACCAGTAGTCTTCGCGACAGGAGAAAGATTCGCGCTTATCAAGAGGAACGAACCAATCAGAGATGAAAACGAGGCGCTAATTTTGCCCCTCATATCCATACGGAGAACTGGAATCGATCAGGCAGCAGGTTTTGAAAGACTTGCAGACACGGGTGATCTAGTCATCAAAAGAAGGCTAAGTAAAAGAGATCCCGTCTATCAAAACTTAGTAAATCCAAAAAATATTAGAAATCAAGATAATGTGAGATCTGAGGAGCATAATGCAAATGCTACTAATCCTATTTCAACCAAGCCGGGCACTGTTAATTCTCGACGCCTTCCAGTAAAAACAGCCTCGGGAGGCCCAGTCCTTTCTAACACTCTTGATTCTCATCACATCTATGAGATCATCACTATACCTTTTCCTCACTTTATTAACGTGAGTTACGAGGTGACATTCTGGACATCTTACACGCTTCATATGAATAACATGATTGAGAAGCTCGTGGGATCGTACACGGGCAACAGAAATCAATTTAAGATAACTTCTGACAAGGGGTACTGGTTCGTAGCATACCCAGACAATACGGTCACAAACCAAGATAACTTTGATGACTTTACCAACGACGAAAGAATTGTTAGGTACAGCTTTAACATGCAAGTTCCAGCCTACATTGTCGCGTCAGAAAACTCAGGTGATATGCGCCCATTCAGGAAGTTTGTATCTGCTCCCGATCTCGCATTCGAGGTATTCACGGCAAATGCACCAATCGTCCAACACCCACCGGGATTACCAGATCCCACGGGTGATATCGATCAATTTATCTTAAGCGATGTTAACAATATAAATTCTGCCGGAGATATCGTTGAGAATGATCGATTATCATACTTGAAAGCCCAGGCTAGAATAAGAAATCCTTTCACTGATGAGGATGAAATTGAGTATTTAAAAGTACTCACTCAGAACCAAAGACAGGGCGAGACAGTTGTCAGCGCCCGGATAGTTACCAAGATCGAAGATCTGTAAGGTGATATTTGGCAGAAAGAAGCATATTTATAGGCGTGCATAAGAGTCCTGTAGGAGACTGAACATATGGCTGAACAGACTTTTAGATCTCCCGGATTCTTTGAGCAAGAGATTGACTTAACACAGAGAGTTCAATCACCAACGGGAACTCCGGCAGGAGTAGTTGGTACTGCTCAGAGAGGTCCGGCATTTGTTCCTGTGACCGTCGGGTCTTTTGTAGATTTCCAGACTAAGTTTGGTAATCTTGATTCCAAAAGATTTGGCCCGTACGCAGTTAACGAATTTCTCAAGAATAGAGATGCTGTTACGTACGTGCGCGTCCTCGGCGCCGGCGCAAATGATGAGACAGAAGAAATCAATACTACCCGTGTGCAAGGAAGCGTGAAAAATGCAGGCTTCAAGATCACGCCAATTACAACAGATAAAAGGCTAGGTCTTTCTACGACGCATATCCTTGCTGCTAAACACCACATTTCTGCATCAGAACAATATGGATTCCCAATTTTCACACATAATGATTCATATAATTCATCTGCAGATGCTAATCTGGTAAGAGCAGTTATCTTCACTACAACTGACTCCAGAGTTGGTGTGCTGAGTGCATCTTTCGATGGCACCGACATGAGTGCAGCTTTTTGCAAGTCAGGCGGAGATGCTCTTGCAACTATCGGAACGTCAGGAGACTTAAAAGACAAGTTCAAGTTGTTTATCTCCTCGTCTGACACTTCATTTGCAACAACCGACGGCCAACCGGGCATGAGGATTCTTACTGCTTCTCTTGATCCTCGGAACAAGAACTACATTAGAAATATCCTAAATACAGATCCAGCGCAATTCTCAACTCAAAAGCATCTTCTTTATGCTGCGTTTGATGTTGAATACTGCCTGGCATCAATTTCTTCCGATGCTAATTCGGTAGGAATGCTTTCGGGCTCAGCAGTGGTTTCTAATGACAACGCGGCAGGTGAAAGCTTCTTGACGGCGTTTGGTAGATACGACACCAGATATAACACGCCAAAAACAACAGATTTTATCTCCCAGCCTTTCGGCACAACAGAGTATCCTCTCTTTAGTTTTGAAACTATTGACGACGGTGCCTACGCTGCAGGCAAATATAAGATTTCTATAGCAAACATTCGTGGCTCCCTTGATGAGAACAATCCGTACGGAACCTTCACAGTCCAGGTCCGAGCTTACAGTGATAATGATAAGTCGAAAGAAGTCTTGGAAGAATACCCACAATGCGATCTTAATCCTAATTCCGAGAGGTTTGTAGGAAGAATGATCGGTGATAAAAAAGCATTCTTTAACTTTGATGCTGAGCTTGAATCAGAGCGAAAAGTAACTGTATCGGGCAAATACCCCAACATGTCAAACGTCGTTAGAGTTGTACTCAGCGACGATGTTGTCAACGGAAACGTCCCGTCTGAAGCCCTTCCTTTTGGTTTCCAGGGAATCCCCACCCTTAAGACGAATGATAAGCTTGATGATTTTACCTCACAGGCCGAAGTCGGATTTCGTCTTGGAGGAAGAATTGGCAACGCTGCGTCGGCACTTCTCCAGGCATCGATTCTGCCGCCTGTCCCTTACACGTTTAAGTCGACAAACGGAGCAGTTAAAGACGGATCCGTTTTCTTCGTCGGTCAACAGGGAACACAAGAATCAGTAGACAATAGAATCTACTGGGGTACCAAAACAACCATGCTAGCAGCAGACAAGAGCGTCCAAAGCTCAGGTATTACGAATTCTGCGCTTAAGTCAAATGCAGGAACTTCTGTGAACCTAGGCTTAAAAGATCAAGCCAAGTTCCTCGGTATTTCGAAAATGGATGTTTTGCTGACAGGATCCCAGATCATTCCTGCCAAGGCAGGTGATCGCAAGACATTCAATAACAATAAGTTTACCCTCGCTCGCGTCGCACTTTCCCGACAGGCAGGTCTTTCCGACACAGGGGCTTACGTAGATACTGAGATCACAGGAACTATCGGTTCCAACATGCTTGAAGCAGCATACATTCGTGATGCCTATGTTGATCCTACCACCTACACTGTTTCTGATGGGACAAGGCTTAACAGAATTACGTTCGCAACCCTGCTAAACCAAACGTCTTCAGTAACGTTCAATAAGTTTACTGATTACATGAAGTTTACTAACGTTTTCCACGGTGGCTTCGACGGCCTTAACATCCTAGATAAGAACGCTGCCAGGATGAACGATAAGTCGATTTCTCTCGATACAGGAGGTGGCGCCAATTCATCGTTTACTTCCCCAGGGATGGCATCGAATATGGCCGGAGCAGGCAAAGATAACAATGCCGTCCGGTCTTATAGGGCTGCAATCGACGTAATGACAGATAGGTTTGCTTCTAATATCAATATTCTGGCTCTCCCAGGCGTGAGAGAAACATTTGTGACAGATCACGCAATAGACAAGATCAAGGATTTTGGACAAGCACTCTACTTGATGGATATACCCGAATATGATAGCGATGGAAACAGACTGTACGATGATTCAACGAATCGCCCAAGTGTTTCTAAGACCATCGCCAATTTCGAGGCACGTACTATTGATAGCAACACAACGGCAACGTATTTTCCAGGCGTGATTATCACAGATGATAACAACGGATCAAGCGTTAATGTTCCTCCCTCTATAGCAGCCTTAGCTGCTCTAGGATTTAACGATCGGGTAAGCTTCCCGTGGTTCGCCCCTGCAGGATTCAATCGAGGATCACTTGATTTTGTCCAGAACGTGGATGTTCGACTTTCTGCAGGAGACAGGGATTCGCTTTATGATGCACGAATTAATCCTATTGCTACTTTCCCGCAGCAGGGATTCGTGATCTTTGGACAGAAAACCCTGCAGATGGCAAAATCTGCACTGGATAGAGTTAACGTAAGAAGAATGCTTCTTGAGGTTAAACGAATAGTTTCGCAAGTGGCAAATGGATTTGTTTTTGAGCAGAACACTCCTGCACTAAGAGCTAAATTTATTGCTGATGTATCACCTTTGCTTGCAGTAGTTCAGGCACAGAGTGGAATTGAGCAGTTCAAAGTTGTAATGGATGACTCTAACAACACCGCTGACGATATTGAGTCTAATAGGCTGAATGGACGCATTGTGATTGTCCCGACAAGAAGTATTGAGTTTATATCAATTGACTTCGTCATAACAAATGCCGGCGTAAGCTTTGAGTAGAGCATAGTTAGAAATGATGATTTGGAGATTTAGATAATGGCCGAACGTACTTTTAAAAGCCCGGGCGTAAGAGCTTTTGAGATCGATAGGTCTGGGCCTACCCCAACCGGTCCAACGGGCGTTCCAGCAGGCGTAATAGGCACTGCTAAAGAAGGCCCAGCTTTCGTACCGATCACAGTTGCTGATTTCTCCGAATTTGAATCTAAGTTTGGATTTGTAGGCGGCGATGAGTTCGGACCTATCGCTGCACAAGAATGGCTCAGAAATGCTGGGTCTCTTTCTTATGTGCGAGTGCTTGGAGCCGGCAACGCGAAGAAAAGATCTTCAAGCGATGGAACGGTTACGAATGCAGGATTTGTCGTAGGTCAGAGACTACCTTTGGATACTGGGCTTTTGGCCGACAATCCAGAAGCTAATACAGGCGGTACAGGAGAAGGAAGAACTTACTTCCTCGGCTGCTACATGTCACAATCAGCAGGATCAACGATTTTCTCAGATGCCGGAATAGGATCTGCTCAAAACCTCGGTACCACGGTCGCAGCCTCAGTTTTGCGCGGCGTTCTAATGGCAGCATCGGGTGTTAACCTGAGGCTTTCATGCTCAAATGGCACGATGGGCCAGGGAAATACTCCGACGTCAACAATGACGTCATCAATGTCAGGACAGACGAACCCGTCTTCTGGGTTCTTGACAGGTACAGTTAATTTCTCTAACGGCTCACCTAAGTTCACCATGCTTTTGCCTGGCCACAAAGGAAAAGATTATCCTCGTGTCCTTACAGCATCTCTAAATCCTAATGATAAAGATTACTTTGCAAATATCTTCAATAAAGATCCCCAGCAAGTCCAGAAGCACGGATACGTTCTTTACACGCACTATGATGTCCATCCAGAATATGCCGTCGTAACAGGCTCTGGAATCTTGGCGACAGGATCAAGCGTTGTGAATGGTGCTGTATCAGGCCTGTACTCAGGAAGCTCTGACGCTGTTTTCCTTCTTACAGGAACTCAGGGGAGAAACAATGGGTCAACTGCAGCACCAAACTTCGAAGGATTCCGAGAGAGATTCCAGGCAGCTAAGACGCCTTTCATTATCTCGCAAGAATTTGGTGGAACCTCTAAGGATCTCTTCCGAGTGCACCTCCTAAGCGATGGTGTCATGAAGGGCAAAGCTTCAGACTCAGCAGGAGCAAACACTAAATACAAGGTTTCTATCGAGAACGTAGGCAAATCTTCAGATGAGCTTAATAAGTTCGGTACGTTCGATCTCGTTCTAAGAGATTTCTACGACAACGATGAAAATACATTCGTTTACGAGGCGTTCCGCGGTCTTAACCTTGATCCTGCTTCTCCCAATTACATCGGTCGCCGAGTTGGCGATACCAGCATGTTCTACGATTTTGATCAGGCACAAGGGTCCCAAAAACTTGTGATTGACGGAAAGTATGCTAACGTTTCTTCGCGCATAAGAGTTGAAATGGCATCTGATGTTGACAATGCCGAGATCGATCCTGAATCTCTTCCCCTAGGGTTTAGAGGTCTCGATCACCTTGTAACATCTGGATCAAATGCGCTTAGCGCACCTCCAAATGCAAACTTCAGTCTACAGAGAAACCCAAGTATGACACTCAAATCAGCTGTGCAGCCTCCTGTACCGCTTAGAGAGAACATCGCGATGGGACTCGCGCCTAAGAAGGTGCCCAATAAGTCACTTTACTGGGGCGTTCAATTCACGAAGAAAACCCTCTTAAACCAGCCAAATAAGAGCAACGTTATCGATCCAAGCATAGTCAGCTTTACGAAATTCTTCGCTGATCATGCTGTGTCTAACTTTAACGTTCTGACAGGTTCCAATGCAGGTCAGGCTGATGAAAGTGGCGCAATTCTAGATTGCGATAGATTTAATAACAACAAGTTTACTTTAGAAAACCTCCAAGTTGGTACAGGATCTGATGGTCTCGCGATAGCTACAGACGCAGCACTTGTTAACAGCTGGTCATACGCACGCGACGGAAACATCACTACAAACGCTGATGCCAAGACACGTAGATTCGAAGTAAATGATACAACAAGCCCAGCAGTTCGAAGACTCTCTAAGTTTACGATGCCATTCCAAGGTGGATTTGACGGTCTTAACGTCTTTAATAAAAACACCGCTCTGATGAACAACAACGCCGTCAAAGGCGAGATGGATGATTCGAACAGAGGTGGAATCAACGGGCCAACAGTTGCAGCCTTCAAGAAGGCTCTGGAAGTCATGGGTGAGAAAGCTGATGTTGAGATACAACTCTTGGCTGTTCCCGGCATTAGAGAGGCTACCATCACAAATGATGCTATAACGACTGTAGAGAATAGATTTGATGCTCTCTACATCATGGATATCGGCGAGCGTGATAACGTTAACGCAGTGGTTACTTCATCTGTACAAAACGTTAACGTTTCGAATACAGTGGCATCATTCAACGACAGAGCTCTGGATTCATCCTTCGCAGCAGCATACTTCCCAGATGTCAATATGAACATCCAGGTGAAGACCTTGAACCAGTCAACAAAGACTGTTGTAGGAAACTCTGCAACAGTTCGGGTCCCACCATCAGTTGCAGTTTTAGGTGCCTTCTCGTTCAATGATTCAGTGGCGTTCCCGTGGTTCGCTCCTGCAGGATTTGCTCGAGGATCTATGAACGCCCTATCTACTGCGGTGAGTCTAAATCAAACCAATATGGACGATTTGTACGACAAGGATATTAATCCCATCGTCTCGTTCCCTAATAGTTCTGGCCCGGTAGTTTACGGACAGAAAACTCTGCAATCTGCAGCGTCTGCTCTGGACAGAGTTAATGTAAGAAGGTTATTGATCGATGTAAGACGTTCAGTTAAACAAGTTGCACAGCAACTTATCTTTGAACCTAATAGAGAATCAACCCTTCAAAGATTCACTGCTTTGGTAACTCCGATCTTGAAGAGAGTCCAGGAAAATCAAGGTGTTGATCGATTTAGGGTTGTTATTGACTCTAGCACAACTACTCAGGCAGATATTGAAAACAATACTGTTCGAGGAAAGATCTTCTTGCAGCCTACGCGGACAGCAGAATTCATCTCGCTTGATTTCGTGGTAACAAATTCAGGAGTTGATGGACTTTAAGGGACGTTTTTGTTCGAAGCATATATTTATAACGTGTCACCCTAGGAGATTGTAATGGCTGAGACCCTTTCTGTTGCTGAGATGCTTCCAAATAAATTTGAACCTAAGCGCCAGTTTAGGTGGGTATTTGCAATTGAAGGCATTGATGCCTTCTTGATGAAGTCAGCCGCAAGACCTACAATTTCCACTGAGTCTGTAACGCTTCCTTTTATTAATCACACTCGCTATCTTGCTGGTCGAACAACATTCGGCGACATGTCCGTGACGCTTTACGATCCAATCGCACCTTCCGGCGCGCAGCAGGTCATGGAGTGGATTAGAACTCATTTTGAATCTGTTTCTGGACGAGCAGGCTACGCAGATTTTTACAAGCGTGATTGCCAGATCAAGATGCTTGACCCAATTGGAACAGTTGTTGAGCTTTGGGACGTCAAAGGTGCGTTTATCACAAACGCTGAGTACGGATCTTTGAGCTATGACACTAACGATGCCTCAGAGATTTCCATGACTCTTCGCTTTGACAACTGCGTGCTTCAATACTGATACTATCGCCCTAAGATAAAGCTCTTTTAGTTCTGGTCATGCTATTTAACAGATAATCTATCTGTAATACAATTCCTATACGAGGAGCTTTCATGTCTAGAAATGACGTATTTGGCGCTGCAAGCGCATCAGACCCCAGAGTGGCGGAAACATTAGAGCAGGCACAGCAGGATCTTGGATTCGATATCCCGATCGAGACTGTCCCTTTGCCTTCGCTAGGCAAGGCATATCCTCCGGATCACCCGCTGCATCTTAAAAACTCAGTTGACATTCGAGCGATGACAGCGAGAGAAGAAGATATCTTAACATCCAGAGCCTTTATTAAAAACGGTACTGTAATTACTAATCTGATTCGATCTTGCTTAACAGATAAGTCAGTAGATCCGAGATCACTCCTATCGGGGGATCGAAACGCAATTCTTGTTGCCATTAGGATTACGGGCTACGGCGCAGATTATCATACTAATGTTACCTGCCCTGTATGCGGAACAGCTCAAGTGCATTCTTGCGCTCTGTCCGACTTACCAATCAGATCGCTTGAGCCAGATCCAGTTGCTCCCGGGAGAAATGAGTTTGAAGTTGTCCTCCCGGTGTCAGGTAAGAAAGTGACCCTATCTTTCCCGACAGGCTTGGACGAGGAAGAAGCGCTAACTATCTCGGAGAGAAAACGAAAACAGGGGATCGTAGTAGATAATCTTGTCACAGAGAGGCTCTTTAGAGCTATTACGTCCATCCAGGGTAATACAGACAAGTCTTACATCAGCAAGTTTATCCGCAACATGCCCGCTAGGGATTCCTTAGAAATCAGGAGGTTCCTAGAGAAAAGCGAGCCTACCGTTAACATGGTGACACTCTTCGAATGCGAAGCTTGTGAGCTGCAGGAGGAAATGCCCCTACCCATGGGGGCAAACTTTTTTTGGCCTGAAACCTGAGGATCGTGAGCTTTTCTTAGAGCAAGCATTTTTGCTTATGTACTATGGGGGCTTCACGTATTCTGAGGCATATAAGATTCCTACTCGTTACCGCGTTTGGTTCATAGATAGAATCAATAAAGAGTTTAAAAAAGCTGCAGGGACGGGAAATGAGTCATCCCGTGCATCACATAATAATGACCCCGGAAGCAGATCTATGAGGGGTATGTCGCGACAAACAGGCCCGTCTAGGACAAGAAGATTCACTTAGCGCATATTTAATCTTGACTCCCGAGAACCTCTATGGCCACCAAAGAACAAATAGAATTACAAAAGCAGCTCATCAGACTGGCTGAAGAATATGAGACTATTCTCCAGCGCATCCAAAGCGGAGAGATAAAAGGCAGAACAGAAATAGAGGATGCTTACAATAGAATCGAAAAGACTCAGAGGAAGGCGCAAAATGAGAGCAAGACTGATTACGCAAAGTTTCTCAAAGAAAATCCCAAGCTAAGAGATTCCTTTAAAGACCTCAGCAAAGCGCAAGAAAAAGCAACCGCGACCACCGGGGGCTTAGGCAGAGGACTCGGCGGCCTAATGGACCAGTTCGGCCCAGCAGGTCTTGGTATGGTCCTGGGCGGATCTGCTCTAGGGCTCACAAAACTCACTGGTGTTCTTAAAAAGGTCTCCGAGGGCTTTGACGGACTGTCCAAGCCTATCTTGATGTCTCGTGAGGCGATCACAAACGAGTTCGGGCAAGCTATAAACGACCAGGGTGAGTTGATGACTAACTTCGCCGGCGACGCCGCGAGGTCTCAAGAAAACCTTATGAATGAGCTTGCAAAGACCCCGCGGGGCCTTGCAGCAGCCGACCCTTACATGCGCAGCTTCTCTCAGAACTTTGCCAAAGCCCAGCAAGAACTTGTGCAACGGACCGCGAAGATGCGCCATGCCGTTGGCACTGAGATGGAGTATTTGCAAGCTGCCTTTCGGACTCACTCTAGCGTCAAGGAGATCGATCATCTGCGATTAGCTTTGGGTATGACGGAAGAAGACCTC